GGCGGCGGAAGCCGCTCCTGCTGGCACAAGCTATCTTGCGATAGTCCATTCCACCCCTACTGTAGTTTACTCCTCGTACCGAGACCAAACCGGCGCGAGCCGCGTTTCTTGCGGACGGGGACGTGAACCCTCTTTATATTCAAGGGTGAACTTATCACGTACCCTACTCCTCCACCATTGTATCATAGCATAGCTATCAAAGTCGTCGGGTGATTCCTTCGACAGCTTTCTTGGTACAATCCCCAAAACCCTCTCTTGATGGATCTGCAAATGCGGATTCCATACAAGATCGTATGCGGGCACAGGATGTTTCTTTGACACCACTATACCAAAGGCCTTGCTATCAGTCACGAACGGAACCCTCACGGGTCCACCTCTGCGAAATCGAAATTCACTAGAGGTAAGAACTGACTGAAGATAAGAGGCTACTGAGTAGTAGCCGTGAGATCGCGCATTATTTATGCCCTCGATTAGAGAAGCATAGATGGCGGTGTCCCACTTCCTACCAACCGAAATCGGTCGGATCTGGAATCGAAAAGGTGTCACTTCTGAGCCATTACACGCATACACCCCGCAACTTTCACGGAATGACTGCGAGCCTTTAAATGATTTCGATTCATTTAATTGGAAGCCCAAACGTGCCAAGGTGGTGGCGACGAGATCATAGCATCTATGATCGATGATGATGTCGTCACCAAACACCACAGGGGGCAGCAACCTACGGGTGTAAGCTGCAGCTACACTGTGATCCCTGCAAAGACCATCCTGCATCATTGCCAGGACGTCTTCGCGGGTACAGCACCAACTCCCTGTGGAGGTACCCTTCTCATAACTGAGATAGGAGTACATACAAATAGCGGTAAAGATGATGCACTGAACTGGGAAACAGCAAGCTGATCCCATTGGTGCAAACTTCTTTAATTCAACAACCCCTGAAGGGGTCTCAGCCCTACTGGTCCTTGTGGCCAGTAATAAGAACTTGAGGCGGGGTACCTTCGAAAAGGCGCCTCGAACAAGTTCCACGCTGACACTATCTGATGCACTACTAAGATCGAGCGTGTCGGAAGCCATAGTTGCGCTTCCATTGACAGCCGCGATCTGGTTACGTGTCTGATCGTCCATAGCGACAAACCGTCCCATGTGGGATCGTTTCATCGTATTAGACAACCAACGTAACACCTCCTGCTGATAGAACATGGTTCCTAATGGTTCCATGCATATCGATCGACTCTTAGTTATGTCTTTTGGGACAAACTTGAGTCGTGCAGTACGGTCAGTTATAAGATTGTGACGCAAGGCGTGGTTTTCGCCAAATCCCATCTCAAGTGACCAATACGGTCTCTCTCGATGGAACGCGTAAGCTATTTTAGCGTTTACAGTAAGGTTGTCCACCTTATCATAAATGTCGCTAATGCCCCTTTCGGCAACTCTTCCCGAGCCATGCTTTGGGAGGAGAATGTCAACTTGGATATCTCCAAGTAAGACCTCGATAATAGTGGCTAATGAGCCAATATCGTTGTCTGAAAAGGATAACTTTGACAACTTTTCTTCGACCTCTAACCAACCGCGGAATGCGGTGGTATCAAACTCAGGATCAATATACTTCAGCTTCTTGCCGAAAAGCAGGAAACTGAGGATATATTCCAAAAGTTTGGGGTCTCTCGTTGTATGCCAGTGGTGGTACTCCCAGAATATAGGAGTTTCCTTGAACCGCTGGATAAAGACTCCAGTTGTGGAGTCTGCTCCCGTTGAATACTGCGTTGAAAGCAGTTCATCGGCTAGCGACGAGAAGTCACGTATAGTCTCTAGCAAAGGATAGCTAGAAAGTTTGTGCAAAAAGCGCAACTTAACCCGCAAGGGTTTACTATCGTGTCCGAATGGAGTGTCACACAAAAACTTAACATAGGATAGCACGAAGATTTTGAGAAAATCTTCGTTTTCACCATAGTTTAGTTCAGGAGAGAAAGCAACCTCGTCAGTGTGATACTGACGACCGCTGCTGTCGAGGATCACAGAAGATCCTCGGTACATGGTTCTAGCCTAGGGCACTGGCAGTGATGCCAAGCGCAACGGCCGCAACGGTCGTTGTCGCAAGTACCCCATCTGCAGTGATCCGTCCGAGTAACGCGAGATGCGTTCCCAGAAGATCAACAACAGAGGCAGGATCCTCGTACGTCCCAGGAACGTCCCAATAGACACCAACCTTGATCGGTTGTGTCTCAACGACTATATCGTCAACAGTGACGATACGATCGCTGCGGAGCGTCATGAGATTGTGCGTGGTTCCGTCTTTGTTTGAGACGGAGCTGACCTCCAGGATTAGGTCATGGCTTAAATCGCCATCGTTGTAGATGAAGGTGGACTTGATTGTCCCCTTGATCTCATCTTTGACGGTAGCCTGCACCTTAAAAGTGGAGGGTACCAGACACTTGAGCGTTACCGCTTTTGTGAGGCTGGGCTGTTTAGCAACAGCAATTGTGGTTGTCACGATTTCACTTGACCTTCCGTCGAGTGGTGGAACCGCATATATATGCGGTGGTCTATTGCGCGAAATTGCGCACTATAGCAAAACTTGCCATAGTAAAGAACCAACGGTCACAGGATCTGGACCAGAGGTTCGCCGCTGAAGGTCGAGGCGACTATCAGTCAGCCTTGGCATAAGCCGCGAGACTTCTCGCAGATACACCGAATAGGTCAATAGATCACTAGCGTCACTGAATAGGTTATACCTAGCCAGCTCTACATCTGATGGGATATAAGATATCTTATAAGAGTAGAGACACCAATAGGTGTTGATCGCGAGAAACTGAAGTTGCGCGTCAACTGACCGCAATCGTTCAGATTCGTTCGTAAACCAGTCGACCACGAAGGAGAATGGAACCAACGACCAAACTCGAGAGAGGGTTGGCAAAGCGCCACACCCTTCAAGAGCAAAGATCGTTGCCATTAGAGTGGATAAGTCACAATTACCTCGTAACTTAACCCGGGTCTCAAGGATCATCTCACCATCCCCCATCCAATTTTCAGATGGGAGTAAGGGATATCTAAATTTCCCATACCAGGTGAAATTCCTGTACTTAGTGATTGCTTCTATGGATCGTAGGAGGTCTGCAGCAAGGAGTTCCTTGCCATCGCGGATGATAGGCCTTTGCACGAAATTGTGCTTAAGGACTGCTTCCGTGAAGTAGTCGACCAAAGCTGGTACGACACTCAGATCGCCTTTAACGGCCTTTGAAGCAATCTCGCCGAGCCCTTTCAGATCAGGGACAGCGTCGGCCAGGTCTTTTACGTGCTGCAGATCCTGCAGCGCGTTAAAACTTAAGGCGTGGACGTTGCTTGACAATGCGTCCTTGGCGGCGAGAAAGCCGCTAGCGCGTATGTCAGGTAGATACTCCCTAAATCCATCCAGCAGATACTTCCAGCGAGGCTTAACTTCATGTTTCCAGACAGGTGTACCCCAAGGGGTAACAGCTGCTGCGACATTATAGTCGAGAAACGCTAAGAAGTTCTTACTGAATGTTGACGTGGGCTGGGCGATAAACGATTCCAATGCTGGTAAGCCAACCTTAGAAACTTTCACCGGACGATTAAACCGGCTAAGGTCATAGAAGGCGTCAAGATTAGGATAATCAATATTCAACTGATTACTAATCCCAGCAGGTGACACGACAGAGTTGTCGTGGACGGTAAAGACGTCCGCAATTCGTGGAGTGTCGAGTTGCGTACCCATCAAATCAGGCGACAAGATGAATGTCAAGTCGCGTATAACGTCAAAGTACCATTGGTAGAGGCCGCCGGAAAGATCCAGCGAAATCTTAAAACGATATGAGGCGTTAAAACTGCGGGTAAGTGTGAACGGTGCTAATCCTAATGATGGATCAGGCCGAGTCCACTTGCCAACACTGATATAATCCCAGACATAGTGGAAATGGAAACCTGGAACATTGTCAAAAGTGACAGTCTCAGGTGCCCAAAAAGCAACCTTATTGGCCATATCAAAATGGTCCCAATTATAGAGTTGCAATCCCCAGTCAGGGATTTGAGTCGTGTTTTCAACGATAGTTATACTATCTTGAAAGTTTCCAGCAGGGTCATTAGCTGTAACAAAACTGTTACAACCGCTGGTACCAGGCTTGAAAAGCCGAATAGGAGGCGCAAAATCAATCCCTTTAACAGGAAAGATTGCGTCCGAGTCTTCGGTACGACTCACGATGAGAGCGTCATGTACATCACCCCGAAGGGAAACATGCATAACACCCTTTTCCGTCACAGGAACATAGCGTTCCCGCGGTTGAGAGTAAGCAGGTGCGACACCCTTAAGTGACGTAAGCAAACTCCCGTAATTATGGTAATCGTTATCAACACTATAAGACACTGCCTCCGGTGGAGGAGTGTAGTAGGCAGTACCGCTACCACCCATGATCTTTTGACCAAGGGCGAGATCGGTATAGTCTATTATAGGCAAAACCGGAGAAACAAGACCCGCAGCATTACCGACGTTATTGAAGAGCAGGTTATCACCAAAGTAGGGACATCCATCGTGGGCGAACCAAATGTCGCTCCACGATGAGATAGCCTCACCGGATGATACACCCTGACAAATCGTAGCTCGGGCTGTACGAGGTTGCTTCATATCGATTTCTCCTATAGTTAAAGTGTGTGACCCGTTGGCAGGCCTCGGCC